TACTTCTGGCGCTGTAACACTAAATGTTATTGGTGGCTCAGGCATCACTGCTAACGCTAACGACATTGCTGTTGATTCTAGTGTAATTAGAACTACAGGTAATCAGTCGATGTCTGGGACTAAAACGTTCACAGGTCAGGTAAATGTAGACTACGGTTCACCGAAGTTCATAGTTGGAAGCACTTCTAACTTAGATACCACTGACTCGAATAGACCAAACATCACACTAAATGGTGGCATGTATCCACACATGACGATAGATGCCCGCGTAGATGGAAGCGGTAATGCCTCCACGAATACTGCCCACGGCCCAGTCTTTAGTTTTGTATCTCGTTTGGGTACATCAGGGTACCGCAGATGGGCAATGGGTACTGCTGCATATAATTCAGGTGCTTTAAGTTGGGGGTATGCCGATAACAACGCCAATCCACATTATGGTATGGGTGGTAATACTGGTTATATCAGTACTGGTTCCTTGATGTGGTTAGCTACAACTGGAGTACTTACTACAAAATCCCAAGGAAACTTATGGGGGGCAAGTAACGATGGTTCTGGTTCAGGATTAGATGCTGATCTATTAGATGGACAGCATGGTTCTTACTATGCACCTGCTAGTCACAACCATAGTGGCGTTTATTTACCTGTAAGTGGTAAGGCAGCTGACTCTGAGTTGTTAGACGGTATTGATTCTAGCCGTTTTATTTACGGAAGTGGTAATGTAGGGAAATCTACTTCGTCTAGCTCGTTCCAAGCGCAACCTTCTGGATTTTTCTTTTACTCCGCTGCCACGGGTGCTCCTACAGCCGAATGGTACAACTGGATAACGGCTAGGGGGAATAGCTGGGGTAACGGCGGCGAATATTCTTTCCAGTTAGCAAATAGTTTTTGGAATAAAAGGCTATATTTCCAACACGTACAAACAGGGGGTTATCAAGGCTGGGACGAGATTTGGACTTCAGCTACAGACGGCTCAGGCTCAGGTTTAGATGCTGATTTGTTGGATGGACAACAGGGTTCTTATTACTACAGTTCAGCTAACCCACCGCCAACTTATTCTAAATACCTAAGAAGTGATACTGCTGATACAGCTACGGGTAAAATAACTTTTAATGCTGGCTTTGAGGGCAACTCAATATTTCTAAATGGTGCTCAAAACTTTGATGCGCTGAAAACTTCTGGTTTCTATAGTCTGTATAATGCCACTGCAACTGGGCATACTAATGCTCCTTTTCAGTATGGAGCAATGATTTCTGCCAATAATACGGCTGCGGGTGGTGGCATGGGCATGCAGTTAGCACATGAACGAACAGGTGCCGGCACATTCATTAGAGGTATGAATGACAGTAGTGATACTTGGTACGCATGGCAGCGTATCTTTATGGACAACTACCACCCCAATGCTGATAAATGGACTACGCTTCGTACTCTCTTTTTAACCGGTGATGTAACTGGTAGTGTAAACTGGGATGGAAGCGGCAACGCAACTATGACCACTACCGTTGGTAATGATAGCCATAGTCACAGCAATTACCTACCTATTGCTGGCAAGGCTGCAGACTCTAATCTGTTAGATGGTATTGACTCCAACCGTGTTATATTTGGCACAAACACCTCAAAGGTATATCGGTGGGATGGTGACTGGAACACCATGTTTACGACGGTAAATACTGGATTTATCGATAATGCTAGTGGAACAAATGGAAACCCAGACGGCTTCACGCATCATCACGGATTCCAAGTTCGACATGACAATATGGGTAATCAATGGGGCTTCCAGTTCATGGGCTCCTACCACCCTTCATACAAGAGCCTTTACCATAGAAGCGTAAACGCAGGCACTTGGTCTTCTTGGAAAGAGATATGGGACTCAGGCAACGACGGCTCTGGCTCTGGCTTAGATGCTGATCTGCTTGATGGACAGCATGGTTCTTACTATGCTACTAATTCCTCGTTAGGCAATTACCTACCCTTAGCTGGCGGAAGAATGACGGGTATGTTTAATTTAGATGACCAGAAGATACAGTTTGGATCTGGTGGTAATAGTGGCACTACCTTTGGTGCAAACCACTACTCAATGGGCGTTGATATTGCAAACGGTGGTTGGTCTGGCACTAACTATTCGGATTTAATTATCGGATATCACACTGGAGTACGCATTGGCGGTGGTTATTCTGGGGTTAGGTTCTATAACAACTCACCCACTACCGATACAAATAACACTGGAAATGGTAATGGTGGGGAAGCTCTGCTGATGACTATCGGAGGGGGCGGGTCTAGCACAAGCGGCACTAATGTCACGGTTAACAATTCTCTTATTGTAGGTGGCGTTATTGATGCAAACGGTGGTCATGGCGGAATCAATATAACGAACTCGTCAATACTTTCATCTGCTACTTCTACTTGGACAGGCAATCCTGGCGCAGCTGGTAAAATACAATACCACTCTAATAGATGGTATATTGTATCAGACTCATCCTCGAATAAGATCGTACAGTTCCGCAGAGACGGCAGTGATAAGTCTTACATTGACAACAACGGCGCTTTGATAGGTGGCGGAAATTGGTACAGCGGCAACGACGGCTCAGGCTCCGGTCTTGATGCTGATACTGTCGATGGTATTCAGGGGGCTTCATTCTTACGCTCTGATGCCGTTGATACCATCGGAGCTAGGTTAACGATGGGGCTGCAGCACGCTCTCGTACCAGCGGATTATGGGATAGGCGTTACTGGTCTCTATTCTTCAACTCGTTATCAACACGTTTGGTCAATGGGTTCGGCTTATGGCACTAATTCAAGTGGTACGTCATACGGCAACATGTATGGTCTTACTTACACCCACACAAACGTAGGTACTGGAACAAATCAAGCTATATCAGGTTTATCCCACCAGCTTCAGCATAGAACCAACGGAGTGCTTACAGCAGCAATTGGTAGTGGCATATGGACGTCTGGAAACGTTACAGCTTACTCAGACATTGCCGTTAAAACTAATCTTGTAAAAATACCGAACGCCCTTGAAAAGGTTTGCTCTATTAATGGTTATACCTATGAGAGAACGGATTACGTAAAAGATTTAGAAGATCCTGAAGCTCCAGATGTATTAAGACAAGCTGGTGTAGTTGCTCAGGAAGTTGAAAAGATATTACCTGAAGTAGTTAGTGGTAAAGATGGTAATAAAGCAGTTGCTTATGGTAATATGGTTGCACTTATGATTGAAGCAATTAAAGAACTTAAAGACGAAGTTGATGAATTAAAGGCTCAACTGAAAAATAAATAGATATAAATAGATATAGAGTTATTAACTCAAACTTAAAATTTAAACCAGGAGATAAAAATGTCAGTAACATATGAATTATTAGAAGAATTTACAGGAACACGAGCAAGCGAAATGCCTGATCCAGATAATGAAGGCGAGACCATAACATCAACTGTTGATGTTAAAGATATTCAAGTTAGATTTACTTGTTCAGATACCAGCTGTACTCATGAGCGTTCTGTTAACGTATGCTATGATGCTGAAGGTGCTTATGACGCAGATGCTACTGCTGTACGTATTGGTGAAGTTGGTGCAGGTGTTAGTCACAAAATCGCAGTTGGTGTAATTAGCTAATCAAGGAATTTAAAAATGGCAAAGCCTAATTCAAGACAAACATTAATAGAATACTGCTTAAGATCTTTAGGTGCGCCTGTTGTTGAGATTAATGTTGACGACGATCAGGTTGAAGATAGAGTTGATGAAGCTTTACAGTTCTATCAACATTATCATGCCGATTCCATTGAAAAAGTATTTTTAAAGCACCCAGTAACAGCTGATGATATCACAAATGGTTATTTAACTATACCTGATCTGGTAACTGACGTTGTTAGAATATTTCCATTAAGAGATAGAAATAGTTCTGATAATATGTTTGATGTTAAATATCAAATGCATCTAAACGATATGTATGCTCTTGGTTATATGGGTTCATTGGTTGAATACGAAATGTCTCAACAATGGTTATCTCTTTTAGATATGATTATGGATTCTGATAATAAACATCTTAGCTGGGATAGACATAAAAACCAATTAAGAATTGATATGGACTGGTCTAAAGAAATAATAGTTGGCGATTATATTATTGTTGAATGCTATAGAATATTAGATCCAGAAACTTACACCGATGTGTATAATGACTACTTTTTAAAGCGATATGTGACAGCTTTAATTAAACAACAGTGGGGTGTTAACCTATCTAAATTTGAAGGTATGGTAATGCCAGGTGGAGTAACCTTTAATGGCCGTCAAATTTTAGAAGATGCCAAAGAAGAAATCGAAAAATTAAATGAAGAAGTCAGATTAAACTGGGAACAACCAGTCGACTTCTATACGGGGTAATAAATGCCTAGAAGTGTATATTTCTCGCAGTCAGTGGCATCAGAGCAGTCAGTCTACGAAGATCTAATAATAGAATCTCTTAAAATATATGGACAAGACGTCTATTATATTCCAAGAACTATGGTTGATAGAGATACAATCTTAGGTGAAGATAAAGCTTCTAAATTTGATGATGCATATATGATTGAAGCTTACATCGAAAATCCTGAAGGATTCGATGGGGCTGGTGATCTATACCAAAAGTTTGGTCTTGAAATAAGAGATGAAGCTACGTTTATTGTTGCTCGTAAACAATGGAATAACTTAGTTGGTATATGGAATAACGATGTACAATCAGAAAGGCCCACAGAAGGAGATCTTATATATCTCCCAATGACTAATAAGTTTTTCGAAATATCGTTTGTTGAACATGAGCAACCATTTTATCAATTATCTAAATTACCGGTTTATAAACTTAATTGTAGTCTCTTTGAATACAACGATGAAGATTTTAATACTGGTGTTGATTCAATTGATGTTACAGAAATTAAGAATGCATATCAAGTTCCAATTAGAGTAAGTTTAACTGATGGTAATCACTTTGAGCTTGGTGAAATTGTAACTCAAGTAATTACAACTGATCCTGCTGTAAGCGTGTATGGAACTATACAGACTTTAACTAAGACTTCGGACCTTTTAGCAACTATTAGCGTATCTAATATTGGCGTAACTGGATCAACTGAAGCTAAAGACTTTATTATATCTCCTACGCTCGGTTTGACCGGAAGTAAATCTACAAACACATGTTTTATTACATCAATAGACGATGTTGCTGATAATACATCGTTCCCAAGTGATGGTGGAGCAAGCAATAATGCATTTGAAGTAAATGCTGATGGATTTTTAGACTTTTCTGAAAATAATCCATTCGGTGATCCATCGGAGACATACTAATGTTTGGTAATCATTTTTATCATGCAACTATGCGAAAAGCTGTTGCAGTTTTTGGAACTTTGTTTAATGATATTAGTGTTATTAGACAGGATGGTAGTGGTAATGTCCTTAACCAAGTCAAAGTTCCTTTAGCATATGGACCTAAACAAAAGTTCTTAGCTAGATTAGATCAAAATACTAATAGTGATGCTTCTATGGCTATTAAACTACCTAGGATGGCTTTTGAAATTACGTCCTTAGATATAGATTCAGCACAAAAACTTGGTAAAAGAAATGTTATTAGCGAGAATCATGCTACTGATTCTACTAAAAAGAAAACGTTAAAACAACAAGTCGCATATAATATTAATATGACTTTACATATTTTAGCAAAGAATCAAGATGATGGACTACAAATTGTAGAACAGATTCTACCATATTTTCAGCCAGAATACACTATTACAATACGACCTGTAGATGGATTTCAATATAAACAAGATGTTCCAATTGTATTAACTAGTGTTACTATAAACGACGATTATGAAGGTGATTTTCAAACTAGAAGAGTTTTAGCTTATCAATTAGATTTCACAATGAAAATGAAGTTTTTTGGTCCTACGTCCAATCAAGGTATTATCAGAGAAGTTAATTTTGATTTTAACTCAGATATTGGTGGCGCAAATGTATTAGAAAATATGGACTTTACTATAACTCCAGCTGATGCTGATGAGGATGATAACTATACTGTTAACGTAAGTATAACATAGGTACATTATGAATAAATTAGATAAGATGCAGGCTAGCCTGAATAAAAACTTGCCAGAGAAAAAAGAAAAGAACCCTCCCATGGTCTTGACTAAAGATCAAACAGAAATCAAAGATGATTACGAGTATTCAAGAAAAACATACAAAGATCTTATTGATACTGGAGTAAAATCTCTAGATGTTCTTGCTGAACTTGCAAGAGAATCAGAACATCCAAGAGCATTTGAGGTATTATCTAAAGCTATAAAAGATATTGGTGATGTTACTGATAAGCTTATGACACTTCAGAAAAATAAACAAGATTTATCTGGAGAAACTCCCAACAAGAAACCTGTTACTAATAATAACTTGTTTGTTGGTAGTACAACTGATCTACAAAGATTGTTTGCTCAAGCTGATAAAGAAGCGAAGGAAAAGGTTATAGATGTCTCGCCCAAAGAATGATGAAGGCTATATGGGCAATCCCAACGTTAAACGGGATGGCGTAGAAGCAGAATTTAGCGAAGCAGAAATTAAAGAATACAGAAAATGTATGATGGATCCTGCGTATTTTGCTAGAACATATTTAAAGGTTATATCATTAGATGAAGGTTTAGTACCATTCAATCTGTATGACTATCAAGCAAATATGTTTAATCACTTTAATGATAATAGATTTTCTATTGTTTTAGCATGTCGACAATCTGGTAAATCTATTGCTGCTGTTGGTTATTTACTTTGGTATGCGTGTTTTCATTCCGAAAAAACTATTGCTATATTAGCAAACAAGGGTGCTACAGCTAGAGAAATGCTAGCTCGTGTTACTCTTATGTTAGAGAACCTACCCTTCTTTTTACAACCTGGATGTAAAGCGTTAAATAAAGGTTCTATTGAATTTTCAAATAACTCAAAACTTATTGCTTCTGCAACTTCTGGTAGTTCTATTCGTGGTTTATCTATTAACTTATTGTTCTTAGACGAGTTTGCTTTTGTTGAAAACGATGCACAGTTCTATACATCAACGTATCCTGTAGTTTCATCTGGTAAAGATACAAAGGTTATTATCACCTCAACAGCTAATGGTATTGGTAATGTTTATCATAGAATCTGGGAAGGTGCCACTACATATACGAATGAGTATAAGGCGTTTAGAGTAGATTGGTGGGATGTTCCAGGAAGAGATGAAGCTTGGAAAGCACAAACAATTGCTAACACTTCTGAATTACAGTTTGATCAAGAATTTGGCAATAACTTCCATGGGCGTGGTAATACATTAATAGATGCTGGAGATCTTTTAGCACAAAAATCTCAAAGACCTATGACATTTAATGAAAATCTATTTATGTATGAGAAGCCAAAAGATGAACATCACTATGTAATGACTGTCGATGTTGCTAAGGGCCGTGGACAAGATTACAGTACATTTAACATTATAGATACATCAGTAGAACCATTTAAGCAGGTTTGCGTATTTAGAGATAATAACATATCACCTATGCTATTGCCAGATATCTGTTATAAGTATGCTATGTTATATAATGAAGCATATATAATCGTTGAATCAAATGATCAAGGCGCTGTTGTTTGTAATGGATTATATTATGATTTAGAATATGAAAATATGTTTGTAGAATCACAAGTAAAAGCTAATTCGATTGGTGCTACTATGACTCGAAGAGTGAAAAGGATTGGATGTTCAACACTCAAAGATTTAATTGGCCAAAAGAAATTACATATTATTGATGCTGAGACTATTGGTGAAATGTGTACATTCGTTGCTCGTGGTAACTCATACGAAGCGCAAGCTCCTAATCATGATGATTTAATGATGAACTTAGTACTTTTTGCTTGGTTTACTTCAACAGATATATTCCAAGGATTAACAAATATTGATATGAAAAACTTATTATATCGTGAGCAGTTAAAAGCTATCCAAGATGATATGTTACCCTTTGGTATTATTAGCGATGGTAGTGACCATCACGCGCAAGGCGTTGGAGACGGAGAAGGTAATGTTTGGTTTGAAGCTGAATATGAACGAGATCCACTTAATAGACGTTTAGTATAGACTAACCTTAGAATACTTATTTATATAAATAATACTGATTGAATATAACCGCATTATGAAAACTTATAAATAAACTCAATTTGAGAGGACACAACAATGGCATTTCAAGTATCACCAGGCGTCCAAGTCAAGGAAATTGACGCATCGGGCGTAATACCTGCAGTATCAACCAGTATTGGTGGATTCGCAGGGTCTTTTAATTGGGGTCCAGTCGAAGAAGTTCGCACGGTTAGTTCAGAAACAGAATTAGCTAGCATCTTTGGAACACCAGATTCCGATACATTTAAGTACTTTTTAACAGCAGCATCATTCCTAAAGTATGGTAACGCTCTTAAAGTAGTACGAGTAGCATCGGGTCACTTGAACGCGACCGACGGTACTGCTAAACTAGTAAAAAACGAAGATCATTATGATTCTTTAACTCATGATGGTAGCTTTATTGCTAAGTATCCAGGTAAACTGGGTAACTCGCTTAAAGTAACAATATGTCCTGCCAATGCTACTGCATGGGCTGCTTTTAATGAAGCTGGAAGCTTTGATAGCATTCCAGGAACATCCGATGGAGCTGCTCTTTTAGGACATTCAAACGATGAATTACACATTGCTGTTGTCGATACTGATGGTACATGGAGTGGTACTGCAGGTACTGTTTTGGAAGCATTCCAATTCGTATCTCAAGCTTCAGATGCTAAAAAATCAGACGGCCAGAGCAATTATTATAAAGAAGTAATTAATAGAACATCAAAGTATGTTTATTGGACAGGTCATCCCGCAACACTAACTGATGCTGGTGAATCTTTTGCTGGTCAAGCTTCAGCTACAGTTTATGTAACTGGAACTGCTGCTATTGAATCTGCAATGGCTGGTGGTACTGATGATAATACACCAACAACTGGCGAAATTGGTAATGGATTTGATCTATTAGCTGATGCTGAAACGATTGATGTCAACCTATTGTTTGCATATCCTGATGTTAATGGCGCTAAAGAGATTGCTGATAAGCTTATTAATATCTGTAATACTAGAAAAGACTGTATGGCATTTGTATCTCCTCCAATCGATGACTCAGTTGGAACCGATACTCCTGCTGCTGATGTTAAAGAATGGGCTGATACTCTTGCTTCAACTTCATACGCTGCTACTGATTCTGGCGCTGTATACGTATACGATAAGTATAATGATGTATACCGTTGGTTAGGAGCTTCTGGTCTTTGTGCTGGTCTTTGCGCCAACACAGACGATGTTGCTGATGCTTGGTTCTCTCCAGCTGGTGTTAATAGAGGTCAACTTTTCGGAGTTACTAAACTAGCGTACAATCCTAAGAAAGCCGATAGAGATACTCTCTATAAAGCAAGAGTTAATCCTCTCGTTTCTTTCCCTGGACAAGGTACAATGCTATTTGGTGATAAGACACTATTAAGCAAGCCTAGTGCATTTGATAGAATTAATGTACGAAGACTGTTTATCGTATTGGAAAAAGCAGTTGCTACTGCAGCTAAAGCTCAACTCTTTGAATTCAATGACGAATTTACAAGAGCTCAGTTTAGAAATATGCTTGAACCATTTATGAGAGACGTTAAAGGTAGACGTGGTATGACAGACTTTAGAGTCATTTGTGATACTACAAATAACACTGGTCAAGTAATTGATGCTAATCGATTTGTTGCTGATATCTTTATCAAGCCTTCAAGATCTATTAACTTCATAACACTTAACTTTATTGCAACACGAACCGGAGTTGATTTCTCAGAAATCGCCGGTAGTTAATTAGGAGAAGAAAAATGGCAATTTTAGGCGTAGATGATTTTAAATCCAAGCTAGTAGGTGGTGGTGCACGTTCTAACATGTTCAAAGTAACATGTAACTTCCCTGCTTATGCTCAAGGCGATGTTGAACTTTCTTCTTTCATGATTAAAGGCGCGCAATTTCCTTCATCAGTAGTAGCTCCTGTACCTGTATTATTCAGAGGCAGACAACTACAACTTGCTGGTGATAGAACTTTTGAACCCGTTACATTGACTATCATCAATGATACTGGTTTCGAAGTACGAAACGCTTTCGAAAGATGGATGAATGGTATCAGCGAACATAACAATAACACAGGAGCTAGTAATCCTACAGATTATATGGCCGATATTATTGTTGAGCAGCTAAATAAGCAAGGTGATGTAACTAAGACTTATGATATTAGAGGTTGTTTTCCAACAAATCTTTCTACAATCGAACTTTCATACGATAATGAAAACCAGATTGAAGAATTTACTGTTGAGCTACAAGTTCAGTATTGGGAGTCTGGTACCACTTCTTAAAGGGTATAAATAATATTAGACGAGGGGAGACTAACTCCCCTCCGATAATATTGAGGTAAAATAAAAATGGCAGAAATTTTTGGTTTTGAGATCAATAGAAAAGGTGGAAAGGAACCCGATCTTCCTTCTTTTGTTCCCAGTACAGACGAAGATGGTGTAGGAGTTATTAACAGCGGTGGTCACTTTGGCCAGTACGTTGATATTGATGGCGACTCAGCTAAAAATGAAGTGGACCTTATTTTAAAGTATAGGGACATTGCATCACATCCAGAATGCGACGCAGCAATCGAAGATATTGTAAATGAAGCGATTGTAGGTGATAATAGATCAGCACCTATTGAAATTATTATGGATGAACTAAAGGCATCGGATAAGATTAAAGGTGCTATTAAAGAAGAGTTTGAAAACGTAATATCCTTATTACATTTTAATGCGTATTCTCATGATATATTTAGAAAATGGTATGTTGATGGTAGATTACCATATCATGTTATTATTGATAATGCAAACCCAAGAAAGGGTATACAAGAATTAAGATATATTGATCCAACTAAGCTTAGAAAGATTAAAGAGATCCAAGAAGAAAAGGATCCTAAGACTGGAGCCAATATAATTAAGAAGTCAGAAGAGTACTTCTTATTCCAAGATGGAAATATGGTTGGAAATAGCCAGGGATTAAAAATTCACCCCGATTCAATTGCGTATTGTACTTCGGGTATGTTAGATCCATCACGTAAAAGAATCTTATCGCATTTGCAAAAGGCTATTAAGCCAACAAATCAGTTAAGAATGATGGAAGACTCATTGGTAATCTATAGAATATCAAGAGCACCAGAAAGACGTATCTTCTATATTGACGTAGGTAACCTCCCTAAAGGTAAAGCTGAAGAATATTTGAAGAACATCATGGGTCAATATAGAAATAAATTGGTTTATGACGCCAGTACTGGAGATATTAAAGATGACCGTAAACATATGTCGATGCTCGAAGACTTCTTCCTACCGCGTAGAGAAGGTGGCAGAGGTACAGAAATTTCGACCCTCCCAGGAGGAGAAAATCTCGGACAAATTGACGACATCATATACTTCCAAAAGAAACTATACAAGTCGCTCAACGTTCCTGCTAATCGTTTAGAACAAGAGTCTGGTTTTAACTTAGGTAGATCCACAGAGATCTCTAGAGATGAAGTTAAATTTAAGAAATTCTTAGATCGATTAAGAAAAAGATTTAGTGATCTATTTTTACAATTGCTCAGAACGCAATGTCTATTAAAGGGTATTGTAACCAAAGAAGATTGGGCTAAGTTTAAAGAAGATATTGCTTTTGATTTTATTGAAGATAATTACTTTAGTGAATTAAAAGAAGCTGAAATTCTAAGAGAAAGATTTGAAATGCTATCACAAATGGACGAATACGTTGGAAAATACGTTTCTAATGAATGGATTCGTAAAACAGTTTTAAGACAGTCTGATGATGAGATTGCTCAAATTAAGAAGCAAATAGATGCTGAAAGAGCTTCTGGTGAAATCGAAGATGAAGACGATCTTGAAGATTAAATTATTATAAATATATACAAAGGAAAGGAAATAATGAGTATTATAGATTTGATTGATAATGTAAAAGGCGGAGACAATGTTCAAGCGGCTAAGGACTTTAATAGTGTTATGGCTGATAAGTTGACTGCTGCAATGGATGCTAAGAAGATTGAAGTAGCATCTACATTACAAGACAGACAAAGCTCCAAAGCGGAGCAATAGGAAATAAGTAAAATGAAACTTATAGCAGAATATAACGACAGTAACCTAGAGGTTATTGAAGAAAAAGTCAATGGTAAAAAGACTCTCGTAATTGAGGGTATCTTTATGCAAGCTGATTCTAAAAATAGAAACGGTCGAATATATGAAAAAAGTATATTAGAAGCTGCTGTTGCAAAGTACGTAAAAGAACAAGTAAGTACTGGAAGAGCCGTTGGGGAATTAAACCACCCTGAAGGTCCTTCCATTAACTTAGATAAAGTTTCACATAAGATTACCGAACTCAGGTTTGACGGAAGTAATGTTATAGGAAAAGCATCAATTCTTAATACTCCTATGGGCAATATCGTAACTGGTTTGTTAGAAGGCGGAGTTAAGCTTGGTGTATCAAGTCGTGGTATGGGAAGTCTTGTAAACAAAAACGGCGCCATGTATGTGAAAGATGACTTTATGTTGTCTACTATAGATATCGTTCAAGACCCTTCAGCTCCAGAGGCATTTGTCAATGGAATTATGGAAGGTGTTGATTGGGTATGGAACAATGGTGTCCTTTGTCCACAAGAAGTTGAAAAAATTGAGACTGAAATCAAGGAAGCTCGAGGTATGCGTTCGTCGGATATTGAGATTAAAGCTTTTAAGAATTTCCTCTCTAAACTTGTAAATTCTTAATAGGAGAATAAATTATGTCTAATGACGAAATGCAAAACGATTTAGTCGAAGACGTATCAGAAACTGAAGAGCTTACTACCGAGGAGCTCGTTGAAGACGAACAAGTTCAAGACGAAGAAATCGTAGAAGCTAGTGATGACGCTAAGGATGAGGATGAAGACGAAGAGGAAGAAGTTAAGGAGAATTCTGATGAAGAAGACGACGAAGACGAAGAGCCTGTAGTTGAAATGCCGAAAACCAAAGCTGCTATTATGGCATCAGTAAATGATATGTTGAAGAAATCGAAAAAAGAAGGTGCACAGAAGATCTATGCTCAAGTATATAAAGTGATCAATGCTCCAGACGTTGAAGCCCCCAAAGTAGCCAAGGAAGATGTCGATGTCGACGTTAGCCACATTGACTACCAAGAGGACTTAGATGGTTTGGTTGCTGAAGAAGCTACTTTATCTGACGGATTCCAAGCGAAAGCCGGAATCATTTTTGAAGCTGCTTTGAAGTCCAAAGTAAGTGCAGAAATTGAGAGATTAGAGTCTGAGTACGTTCAAAACCTTGAAGAAGAAGTAACTGAAATCAAGTCCGAGCTAGTAGAAAAGGTAGATTCATACCTCAACTACGTGGTTGGTAACTGGATGGATGAAAATAAAGTAGCAGTTGAAACTGGTCTTAGGACTGAAATTGCTGAAGACTTTATGACTTCTCTACAATCAGTGTTCAAAGAACATTACATTGAGATTCCAGAAGGTAAAGTTAACATGATCGACGAATTAGCCGAACAAGTTGCTGAGCTGGAAGAGTCTCTAAATAAATCAGTTGAAGAAAATATCGCACTCACTGAGTCTGTTTCCGGTTTGGAAAGAGCTGAGATTGTACGAAATGCTTCTTCTGGGCTAGCATTGACTGAAGCTGAAAAGCTTGCATCTTTGGTAGAAGATATTGATTTTGATACTGCAGAATCTTTCGAAATGAAAGTTAATGTTGTTAAAGAATCATACTTCAAATCTGAAGCTCAAGAATCAGTAGATGAAGCTCAAAAATTGGTTGGTACTGACGAAATTACAAATGACCTCAGTGAATCTATGGCTAGATATACATCAGCTATCTCAAAGTACAAAAAATAAACGTCTTAATAGGAGAAACTTAAATGTTTAACGCAGACAAAAACTTAATGGAAAAGTGGAGCCCGGTACTCGAGCACACAGATGTTCCTACAATTCAAGATAGTCATAAAGCAGCAGTAACTGCAAGACTATTGGAAAACCAAGAAATCGCTGCTCGTGAAGAGCACATTGCTAAGTCTAACACCTTCCTTGGGGAAGATGCTCCGGCTAACGCAACTGGTGACAATGTTGCCGGTTTTAATCCCGTTCTTATCTCTTTGGTAAGACGTGCAATGCCTAACCTTATCGCTTATGATATTGCTGGTGTTCAACCTATGACTGGTCCTACTGGTCTAATCTTTGCTATGAAGAGCAAGTACACAAGTCAAGTTGGTGCTGAAGCTTTGTTTGATGAAGCTAACACTGCTTTCTCTGGTGACACTAGTGTTACTCAAGAAGCTGGTCCTTCTGGTCTAGAAACTGCTGTCGATGATGGTGATGGTTCTTTGGCAACTGGTGAAACTGCTGGCGAAATCGTTTCCGATTATGCTGGTGGTCTTAGTACTGCTGCTTCTGAAGCATTGGGTACTGGCGGTTCAGGTGGTTCATTCGGTGAAATGGCGTTCTCAATCGAGAAAGCTACAGTAACTGCTAAGTCAAGAGCTCTTAAAGCTGAATATACTATGGAACTTGCTCAAGATCTTAAAGCAATCCACGGTCTAGATGCTGAAGGTGAACTTGCTACTATTCTTTCTTCTGAAATCCTCGCGGAAATCAACAGAGAAGTAGTTAGAACTGTAAACCGTACTGCTAAGCTAGGCGCTCTTCAGGCTTCTGCTTCTGTTAAAGGTATCTTCAATATGGATACTGATTCAGACGGTCGTTGGTTGGCTGAGAAGGCTAAAGGTTTGATCGTACAGATTGAACGTGAAGCTAACGTTATTGCTAAAGAGACTCGCAGAGGCAAGGGTAACTATGTTATCTGTTCTTCTGACGTAGGTTCTGTACTTGCTGCTTCTGGTATGCTTGATTACAGCCCCGCTCTTGCTACTAACCTTAACGTAGATGATACTGGTAATACTTTTGCCGGTGTTCTTAACGGTAAGTTTAAAGTATATGTTGATCCATATGCCAGTGGCGACTACGTTTGTGTAGGTTATAGAGGTACTACTCCATATGACGCAGGTGTATTCTACTGCCCATACGTTCCTTTAACTATGGTTAAAGCGATCGGCGAGCAAGACTTCCAGCCAAGAATCGGCTTCAAAACTAGATACGGTATGGTTGCAAACCCATTCGTAGCTACTGATGGAACCGTTGGTGCTGATCGTGCTAACCCATACTTTAGAATCTTTAGAGTAGACGGTATCATGGCTAGTGCTTAATCTTTAATTAGGTTAATCTTAAAGGGTCCTTCGGGGCCCTTTTTTTATGTGTATAAATAGATATAAGGAAGATGTTCTGCGTATCAAGTGGTACGTACCGCAGTAGTGGTAAATGGACCCATAGGACGGAATTACAGGATAGGAGATTATCATGCATAAGATTTTTGCATTAATGACAGTAGTTTTGTTAGCTGGTTGTAATACAGTTGACTCAGTAATTGATGGCACTAAGAATATTGTTGGTGGTGTTGCGTCTGACGTTGCTGGAGTTACTACTGGCGCTTTAGATGTTGTATCTGGTACAATTAAAGGTGTAGCCGAGAAGACTGGTGTTGAAAAGACCGAAGCTAAATAAGTAAAGTTTTAGGAGTAAGCCGGCCAAGGATGGCACATTCTAACATTTAAAGAGTATAAATAGATATATGACTACATCAAATAAAAACTTTTTAAGCCCAGTGGGGTTTCAATTTAAAATCGATTCTACTCAGTATTCTAACGTGGAATATTTTTGTACATCAGTAACGCTTCCAGATTTATCTCTATCAGAAGTGCCTACGCCATATAAGACATCGAATATGGGAATGACTGGTGATCGAATTTCTTTTGGGGATCTATCAATTCGATTTAATATAACAGAAGATATGGAAAACTATATCGAAATGTTTAATTGGATGCATAATATAATTCAAAAGGGAGAGTCATTTAAATCAGATGCTACTCTTTCTATATTGAGTAGTCATAATAACGTAACAAAGGAAGTAACGTTTAGAGATTGCTTCCCAACTAGTTTAGCTGCTGTTGAATTTTCAACGCAACAAACTGATATTGAATATTTACAAGCTGACGTAACATTTAAATATACGTACTTTGAAGTAAATTAAGTATACAGAAAATCCCCTTTCTGGGGTACTTTCTGTATACATATAAATAATTTTATACTATGGAGATATAATGAATAGCCTAGAAACAATACTTGAAATGTGGAAGAAAGATTCAGTAATTGATCAACTCGAATTAGATAAGTCTGCTCGAGATTCTGCAAAGCTTCATTCGAAGTACTTAGAACTATACTCAGTTAATAAATTAAGATTCAAGAAATTAGACCTTGAATTTAAAGTATTACTGAGAGACAAATTTATGCATTACAATGGTAAACTTACCCAAGTCGAATTAGACGCTAAAGGTTGGTCATATGATCCATTGAATGGACTTACTGTATTAAAAGGTGATATGGACAAGTGGTATGATGCTGATCCATTGATTCAAGAACATCAAGCTAAAATGCATTATACCCAAGAGCTGATAGACACGTTAAAAGAGATAATGGAAAATGTCAAGTGGCGTCATCAGAATATCAAGAATATCATTGAATGGAATAAATTCACTAGCGGAATGTAATGGAAAAAATAATAGTCAAAAAGAAAAATGAAGTCTTCCTCCATATTGTGACTGAACCGGGGATAGAGATGGAATTGTCTGAGCACTTCTGCTTCTTTGTAGAAGGGTATAAGTTCATGCCAGCATACAAAAATCGTATGTGGGATGGCAAAATACGTCTATATGATGCCCGTAAGAAGACTATATATGGTGGTTTATTTGAATATATCAAAGAATTTGCCCAAGTTAGGGGATATGAGCTCATCGTAGAGGACAATTCCATGTATGGAAGGCCCGATACTAAAGAGATGCATGACATAGAAACCTTTCTGAACAGTCTGTCACTCTCTGTGAATGGAGTAGGTATAACACCCCGGTCGTACCAGCTCGATGCACTGTCGAGGGCGCTACAGCATAGAAAGGCGTTACTATTAAGCCCTACGGCTTCCGGAAAGAGTCTGATCATATATCTCGCCATTAGATACCATTTAGAAATGAATCAAGGAAACGTACTGCTGATCGTCCCTACGACCTCGTTAGTTGAACAAATGTATTCAGATTTTGCTGATTATTCTCGGACAGATGATTGGAGTGTTGAAGAAAATTGTCATAAAATCTATTCTGGTAAAGAAAAATATAACATAAAGCAACAGGTTGTTATTACAACGTGGCAGTCAATATATAAAGAAACATCTAACTGGTTTCAAAATTATGGTATGATTGTTGGAGATGAAGCTCATAACTTTAAAGCTAAATCATTAACTTCTATATTAGAAAAATGTGTTAATGCTAAATACAGACTTGGCACAACCGGTACATTAGATGGATCTCAAACACATCAGTTGGTTTTAGAAGGTTTGTTTGGACCGGTCTATAAGGTAACCACAACTAAAAAGTTAATGGAAGAGGGTTCGCTTGCTCAGTTAGATATCAAAATCTTATTGCTAAAATACAGCGATGAATACTGTAAGCTTGTATCAAAAATGAAGTACCAAGATGAGCTTGACTTTATCGTAAAGTATAATCCTAGGAATAATTTCATAACTAATTTAGCTATGGACCAAGAAGGTAATACTTTAATACTGTTTCAATATGTCGATAAGCATGGTAAGCCATTACACGATATGTTAAAGAGTAAGTTTGATGCGTTACCAAGAAATACTAGGAGGCTATTTTATGTATCTGGCGAAACAGATGTCGATGCTCGGGAAGAGATTAGGGCAATCACTGAAACTCAGGATAACGCAATTATTGTTGCTAGTATGGGTACATTTTCTACTGGTATCAATATTAAGCGTCTACATAACGTTATCTTTGCTGCACCAAGCAAATCTCAAATTAGAGTATTACAGTCGATCGGGCGAGGATTAAGGAAGTCTGCAGATGGTATAGATACTACTAAGGTATTTGATATTGCTGACGATTTGCATTGGAAGACTAAAAAGAACTATACATTATTACACGCAGCTGAGAGGATCAAAATTTATAGTAAAGAGAAATTCGACTATAAAATATACGATATAAATATATAAATGGAATCTATTAAAGATATTGATATAAGACACTTTAAACTAACAAGCGGCGAAGAGCTTATTTGTTATGTTCAAAGTTCAAGCGAACACGCATTTATTGTTGAACGACCTGCGGTCGTACGATGTGCTTCTGATGGTACATGGACTTTTAGTGATTGGTTTCCTTTCTCTGACAAGAAGATGTTTAAGATCATGAAAAGGTTTGTGATTAATCATACTGAAGTTGTAGATGAGACTAAAGAATCATTCATTAAGTATTCATGTCAGGATATTATGGCTGCTGAGATTAATGATGGATATGATCAATATGATTATGATAATACAATGGTTGATACTGGTGATGATGAGTGGAACGAAGAAGAACCATCAATAGATGAGATAACCATACATTAATTGTTGTATACCCCTTACCTCCCCGGTGACATCTATATTATATCATACTTTGGGCGTAATGTAAACGTTTAATTCACCTAATTGTGAAAATAAATAAAATAAAATAATTGTTTACATTTGACCCAAACTATGATATAATATTACATTATTAGGAGATATAAATGACCACTAAAATTAAACCAAAAGCTAAGCCACACTATGTCAATAACAAGGAATTCTCACTAGCAGTAGTTGAGTACGTTAAGACCGTAATAGAAGCTAAATCTAATGACACTCAAATCCCTAAGGTTCCAGATTACGTTGCTACATGTTTCATGAAAATATCTGAAGGACTGTCTCACAGACCGAACTTTGTTCGGTACACTTATAGAGAAGAGATGGTAATGGATGGTGTTGAAAACTGTCTAAGAGCTATTAATAACTATAAGATTGAAACTGCTACTAGAACTGGTAATCCAAACGCATTCTCTTACTTTACTCAAATTTGTTTCTTTGCTTTTATTAGGCGTATTACTAAAGAAAAGAAGCAACAAGAAATCAAATTTAGATACATCGAAAAGATGGGTATTGAAGATTTTGCTGCTATGGGTATGGATGATAATGGTGCAGCTCAAACATTAGAATATGTAGATACCTTAAGGCAAAGAATCGATCAGATTAGAACTAAAGACACTAAGATTAAAGAGTTCGCAAAGATCGAAAAAGATAAAGAAAAACTAGAATTGTTTATGGTGTAATTATGAAAGTTGCTATATTAAATGATACACATTGTGGCGTAAGAAATTCATCCGATATTTTTTTAAACTATCAGGAAAGATTTTATGGAGAAATATTTTTTCCATACCTAAAAGAGCATGGTATTACAAATATTTTACACTTAGGAGATTATTACGAGCATCGTAAGTTTGTTAACTTTAAAGCTCTTAATGCTAATCGTAAACACTTCTTAGAACCAATGCGCGAAATGGGTATTACTATGGACATTATTCCTGGTAACCACGACGTATATTTCAAAAATACTAATGAACTATGTTCACTTAAAGAACTACTTGGTTACTTTACATCCAACGTTAATATTATAATGAAACCTACAGTATTAGATTATGATGGTTTGAAGGTTGGTGTATTGCCTTGGATTAATAGCGCAAACTATGAAGAATATACTAAATGGGCTATGACTTGTAATGCTTCTATTCTTGGTGCTCATCTTGAGTTAAAGGGTTTTGAACTCATGGCTGGTATAACTAATCCTCATGGTATGAACGCTGATATCTTTTCTAGATTTGAAAGCGTATTAACCGGTCATTTTCATACTAAATCAAGTCAGGGAAACGTTCATTATCTGGGTAACCAAATGGAATTTACTTGGTCTGATTGTGATGACCCTAAGTACTTCCACATCTTAGATACTGAAACTCGTGAAGTAACTCCAGTACGTAATCCTATTACTATGTTTAAAAAGATAGTATATGATGATGCTAAGACTGACTATAATACTATTGACGTTTCAGAGTTTGAACATAAATTTATTAAGCTTATTGTTGTAAATAAAACTGATCTCTACATGTTTGATAGATTCGTTGATAAGTTACAAAGCATCGAAACATATGAACTTAAAATCGCTGAAACGTTTGAAGAATACCTAGGCGACAATGTTGAAGATAATAAAGTATCGCTTGAAGATACTGGAGTCTTATTAGACACATATGTTGATGCTGTTGAAACTGATTTAGACAAAGACCACATCAAAGTTGAATTAAGAAAACTATATACTGAAGCACAAAACTTGGAGGTGGTGTAATGTATCAACAGTCTTTAGACTTGCAATTCCCGCTTACGCAACAATTAAACCTTGACCTAAATGTTTCTGAAGAAATAATGACCTACCTCGGGTCCCCTTATACTGTTAACAGTGAATTGATAATGACTGATGGTTTCAATGGAACTGTTAATTCATATTTTACTGTTGATAATACAAACGGCTTGGAGCAGGTAAGGATAGACGATTCAGGACTAAGTATTAACGTAGAAAACAAGTCTTGGTTAAAAGCTAAAGTTGCTAATTGGTTAGGATTAAAATATCTATGATACATTTTAAGTCGGTCTCATGGAAGAACTTTCTTTCAACGGGCAATGATACAATTAAAGTACAATTAGATAGAACACCATCAACTCTTGTAGTAGGTTCGAATGGTGCTGGTAAATCTACAATGCTGGATGCTCTTTCCTTTGGTCTATTTGGTAAACCTCATAGAGATATTAAAAAAGATCAATTAGTTAATAGTATCAATAAGAAGGGTACCATTGTAGAAGTCGAGTTTAATGTTGGTAATTCAGAGTTTAGAATTCATAGAACTATTAAGCCTGGTAAGTTTGAAATCTATCAAAACGGCAATATGATCAATCAGTCTTCAAATGCTCGTGATTATCAGAAATTCTTAGAACAAAATATACTTAAGTTGAATCATAAATCGTTTCATCAGGTTGTTGTGTTGGGTAGTAGTTCGTTTATTCCTTTTATGCAATTACAAGTTGGTCAACGTAGAGAAGTTATTGAAGATCTATTAGATATTAATATTTTTAGTAAAATGAATTCGTTATTGAAAGAGCGTAATTCTAAAATCAAAGAAGAACTATCTGAAATAAATCATTCATTAGATTTATATAAAACTAAAATTGATACTCAGAACAAATATATCAGAGACCTTCAGTCTATTAATAAAGATATGATTAAGTCTAAGGAAGATTCTGTATCGTTATATGAGGTCGAGGTTAAAGGTTTAGTAAGCCAATCTACTGAACTTGGAAAAAATCTTGACGCTTTAACAGAAATAGAAAACTCTAAGCATGAAGATCTTAATAGAAAAATATCTGATATTAAATCTGAAGACCGAGTATACAAATCTAAAATAAAAGATCTTGTAAGTAACGCTAAGTTTTTTGAAGATCATAAACATTGTCCTACGTGCGATCAAAATATTGATAATTCTATTAAAGAGAATAAATTGCTTGATATCAGAAGTTCTGCTGCTAGTATTCAAAAGGGCATGAAAGAATTAGAAGCTGATAATATTACTACATCAGCTCATTTAGTTGATTGTCAGAATAACATGAAACACCTTTTAGCTAAGCAACGACATATTAATAGTAATAATGATAAGATTAATTTGATCCAAAAGCAAATTGAAAAGATTCAGAAAGAAATTAGTACATTGTTACAATCATCAGGTGATATTAAAACTGCTAAGAATGAACTTGATGATTTAAGAGACTCTAAGGATACTGTTACCGAAAAGAAACTTGCTTATGTTGAAGAACGTACATATAACGAAGTAATCGGCGAAATGCTTAAAGACACTGGTATTAAGACTAAAGTTATTAAACAGTATTTGCCAGTAATGAATAGACTTATTAATCAGTATCTTCAAGTCTTAGATTTCTTTGTTGCGTTCCATCTTGATGAAAGCTTTACTGAAACTATTAGATCGCGTCATAGAGATGCATTTAACTATACATCTTTTAGTGAAGGCGAGAAACAACGTATCGATTTGGCTTTGCTCTTTACTTGGAGACAAATTGCTAAGATGAAGAACTCTGCGGCAACTAATCTTTTAGTATTGGACGAAACCTTTGATTCTTCTTTAGACCACGATGGTATAGATAATTTGACTAAGATTCTAAATACACTCGAAGATGGCACTAATGTCTTTATTATCTCACATAAGGGCGACATACTAGAGAATAAGTTTAGATCTAAGATTGAGTTTATCAAAGAAAGAAACTTTTCCAAGATTAAATAGTTATAAGCATATAACAAAATGATCTAAAAAGATGTGAATCATTTGTATACAAGGCCCCTAAACTATGATATAATATACATATTATACGGAAAGGGGCAATATATGTATCATAATTCTAGCTTACCAAAACTCTTAGCGAAAGAGAATATCTCTATCAGACATGGCAATTATAAGACTCCATGGTTTGATATCAAGAATCGAGTGCTTGGTCTTCCTTTGTGGAAAGATATGGGTAAAGACGTATATGATCTATTTGTAGGTCATGAAGTTGGTCACGCATTAGAAACTCCATACGAAGGCTGGCATGATAGTCCTGAGAAATTAGTTGGATGTCCTAGGTCATACATCAATGTCGTAGAAGATGCTAGGATTGAACGAAAAGTCAAATCACGTTATCCTGGTTTAGTTGGTCCATTTTCTAGAGCATATGCTAAATTATTTGATGATAACTTCTTTGGTACTAATGATATTGATATGTCATCACTAAGAATTATTGATAAGATTAATCTTCAAGCTAAAGTTGGAGCTCACATAGAGCTTGAGTTTAATGATGAAGAACAAGTCTTTATGGATAGAGCAAATACAACTGAAGATTTTCAAGAAGTTCTTGATCTTGTTAAAGATATCGTAGCTTATGACAAATCATTAGAAGAAGACGAAGAAGATAAAAACGACGATCAAAATAAAGAACCTAATAATGATTCTGGTGAAAATGAATCAGAAGGTTATGATGGTAGTTATGAAGAAAATGAAGAAGAGACTGATGATCCAGGTTCTTCAGAAGAAGAAAGCGAAGAAGGCGAAGAAGAAGTTGAAGAAGATTCAGACGAAGGCCAAACTCCGGCAAAAGGTAGTGAAGGAGACGTTTCTGTTACTGATGAAGCTTTTAGAAATAATGAGAGTTCTTTTTTAGACATTGATGAAGATGGTAGACAAATTCTTGCAGTTGAAGATATTTCAAAAGAAATTAAAAAGGATATTGTTATACCTTATGCTGAACTCAAGGCTCAAAGACAACTACGAAAAACCACTATCCCTTATCACGTAAACGTACAAGTTAATCATCTTGAACTACAGTTTCCTAAGTATATGAAAGAGGTTAAAAGAAGCGTTGGTATTGCTGTAAAAGAGTTTGAAATGAGAAAGGCCGCTACTCAGTGGGCAAAAGCTACTACAGCAAAAACTGGCGTTATCGATGTCAACAAGCTATATTCATACAAAACTAATGAGGACATCTTTAAACAAACAACTAGACTGCACGATGCTAAAAGTCATGGTATGATTATGTTGATTGATTACTCTGGTTCTATGTATGACTCATTACCTAAAGTTTTAGAGCAGTTGATACACTTAGTTCTCTTTTGTAAGCAAGTCAATATTCCGTTTGACGTTTATGCATTTACTACAACAAATCAAAAATTAAACTACTACGATCTTCGTAACAGAGGTTTATTATTTGATGGTGATATTGATCTTGATGATTTGGCAATGCCATTGTTAACATCGTCAAAGCTTAAAAAGGCTGATTTCGATGAATCAATCAGAGCTTTATATATAAGAGCAAAGGGATCGTCTTACATATCTCGCGAAGTTGCGGCTCCATGCGAAGACTTTGGTTCTACTCCGCTCAATCAGGCATTAGTAATGACTCACTCTTTAATCAAAGAGTTCAAAGCTAAAAATGGAGTTGAAAAAATGAATTTGGTTGTATTATCTGATGGCGATGCTAATCGATTACAAGCATATAGAGATGGCGAACTTGGTGAGAATAGAGTTGAAACTCGAGGAATGTTTAAAGGCATTAACATGAGAATCGATGGTAGAATGGTTAAAGCTGAAAATACTGATAACGTTACTCAAGCTTTGCTCGAAAACATAAACAAGCGATACAACACTAGTACTATTGGTTTCTTTATGGCCGATGATAATAGAATGTTTAATCACAAAATAGGTCAAATTAATGGTTGGGCTGATAGCCACAGAAGCGAAGCTAATAAAGAATACAGAAAAAACAAATGTGTTGTTCGCAAATCAGCCTTAGGATACGATGAGTTCTACTTAATCAAGGGTGGCGACAAACTATCAACAGAAAATGATGATTTTGGCGTAACTTCTGATCAAACTAAAAATCAAATTGCAAATGCGTTTAAAAAGTACTCAAAGAGTAAGAAGCAGAACAAAGTATTGATGACAACCTTTGGAAGGATCGTAGCATAGTGAATCTCTGTGAATTGGTTAAGGTTACCCTATTGATACTTAAAT